AGTAGTGCCGTATGTTCCTGTTGATACGCCGTCACCAATGTCTTGACCTGTTGAGTTAGCTACATAGAATACTTTACCAACAACGCCCCAGCTGTCCCATGCAGGAACTGCTACTGAAGTTCCTTGAACTTGAAATAAGTTTCCATCTTGACCAATAGGGGCACTTGCAGGTGCCCCATTATCAAACGTTTGAACATCGCCAAGATATTGGAGTGTTTCAAACTGGTCGCCACGGATGTAAATAGCCCAATCTGCTGTATTACCTAAAGGCGGCGCAGATGCAGACGATGCGTGTTTTTGTAGGCAAATATACGATGTTGATCTATAATACACAACATCGCCTATTACATATGTAGTATCTTTAAACCAAGCACCTTTCCAATGCATGCCTGGATTTACTAATTCCCAGAAATCTGTATCAGTTGGTTCGGTGCCTGCACTATCTGCTACTGCAACATACAAGTATCCGTCGCGGCGTAGTAAATCGCCTGTTCTATAGCTAACAAACGGAGACCATTCGCCTAACACATTATAATTTTTAACTAACAATGTCCAGCTAACAGTATCCGTAGACGGAATATTGTTTAAGTTATTTGTAATATTGCTCGTATATTGATAGCCGCCGTAGGTAACAATATCGCCTTTAACATAAGATACTTCTGCATCCCATGCATCTGCATATTGTAGTCCGGGAATCCAAACAACAAACTTATCTGTATCAAATTCTGCTTGAGAAATATGTGCGGTTACACAAATATATAAATCTGCACCGTATTTTACAACGTCATTTAATTTATATCGATATCCTAATCCGTTTGCTACCCAACTAAATTTATAATCAATACCGTTGTGAACAATAGTCCACTTAGCAATGTCGGGGTCGATCCCTAATCCTGTTGAAATAGCACTAGTGTGGCCTAAAATACATTTATAAACAATACCGCCGTAGCGAACAACATCGCCTAGCTTGTAACGAGTATTTGCTGTCCAGTCTGTTTTCCAGTCATTTGCAAACGTAACCGAATCCCACTTGCTAAGATCTTGCTCTAACCCTAATGTTATTGATCCTGCACTAGTGTGTCCTTGATTACAACGGTATAATGTTCCGCCGTAGCGAACAATGTCGTTTAACTTATATCTGCGATTAGTAGTCCAGTCTGTTTTCCAGTCGTCTGTTGCTGCATATCTTGTCCACTTTGCTTGATCAGCTTCTAACCCGGCGGCAGCAGTAGATGCACTAGTATGGCTATCAATACAAATGTAGATGATGCTACCATACTTGACGTAGTCACCTAGATCATAAAGTGTGCTAACTGACCAGTTATTCTTCCACTCGTATCCATCAAACCATAATTGCCATTTTGGATCTGGTGTGTCAGGATTTGTTGATGTGTCGATATATTCTAAGTCAGTGTTAAAATCTGCCGAGGCAGTATGTCCGACTAAACATACATAAGATTTACCACCGTAGCGAACTATATCATCTTTAGTGTATGCTGTGCCCGTTGCCCAGTCTGATTTCCACGTAAATCTAATCCTGTTTATCTTAAATTCTGCCATTTTCTACCTCAATAATTTTTAACTTTTATATTTATATACCGCTTGGATACTGGTATTTTGTATCGACTCTCACGCACAATTGACCATCGGCATCTATATAATAATATAAATTTCTGTTATCCCAACGCATTTGTTCATAATTTAAATTTTCAAACACAAGTTCGTGTGTTACATCACGTCCTTCAAAGAAATCAACGCCTGGTTCAAAGTCAGGTAAGTTACCATCTGCGGTTCCGTCTTTGTTAATTTGAACGCTGTCTTCTCTGCTTAACTGATTTACTCGAGCAAAGTATAAATCTCCATCGTCGGTTCTACGGAGAGCATAAAAATATCTTGGAGAATTCCCCAATAAGTCTTCTTGACTTCTACCAAATTGATAATTGCTTGCCATATATTTCTCCGTTAACCTGTAATTTCTGCGTAGCTTGCAACCATGTCAATGCTTGCAGCAGTATCGCTAACAATAGTCATAGTTGTTTCTTCTGCTAGAATAATTTTTTCACCGTTAGTGACTAGTTTTGCACTAGTATAAGGTTCAATTATTAATTGTTTAATATAGTAACCAGTTACTGACGAAGAATCTGTTATTGTTACATCAACAATTACTGGGTCGTCAGTGGTGTTAGCAAGATTACATCCAATTAATGTAAATCGTGACGCCGGTGATGTTACTAGCACATCTACAGGCGTTGTTCCAATATCTTTTTCTACTTTTGTTCTAAAGAATGATGCCATTATCTTATCCTAATATTAATGCTGAGGCAATACCTAACTCAGTAGCCTCTACTGATGTAACACCGCCCGATGCACCTGCTACGCTGCCCCATGTTACGCCGTTATAAACTTCTACAAGCTGTGCGTCAACATTAAATCTGGTCATACCTATTTCTGGGTTTAATGGGCGCTGTAAGAATCCGTCTCCTGATGGAATTACTACACCGTTCGTTCCTGCAATTCTAACAAACCCATTGCCGGTTTCAGTAAACTCCGTAACTGCATTGTTAGAAATGTTTGTAATAGTGTTATTATAAATTCTCAAATTACCAACTCTTACTCCGCCGGTGCCTGTGGCCGTTAAGTTTAAATTACTATCAGTAGTAATTGAACTAATAGTGCTACCGTTTAAGTCTAGATTGCTAGTCTGTAGCCTTTCTACAAATAACTTAGTGGCGTCAATGGTAGCCATAAGATTATTATCGGCATAGAAGTATAAAGTATTATCATTAGCTCCAAGCGTAGATTCTGCTTTAATGTAAGTATTGCCGTCTAAGTCTTGAACTCCACTTAGTTTAATCCAATAAGTTCCATTATAACCTTCATATTGTGCAAGGTCAGTATTATAACGGATCATACCAGTAGTAGCAGTTGTTCCTACTAACGTTCCTGGTCTCTGCGCAGTTGTTCCAACGGGAATCTGTAAACTTTGATTACTATTAATTACAACGTTACCAGTTCCTTGCGGTGTAAGAGTAATATTACTGTTTGTAACTACTGACTGAATATTGTTGTCACTGATTTTAATTCCTTCAATAACAACGTTACCTGTTCCATTTGCTTGTAACTCTAAATCTGTATTTGTAACAGTTGTCGATATTACATTATTTTCAATACGAACTTGCGGTAATTGCAAGTAACCAGTGCTAGTAATATGTCCTGTAACTTCATAGTTACCGGTTGTTGTAATATCTCCAGTCTGAACAATATCTCCAGTCTGAGTAATTGTTCCAACGACTGTTGTATTTTTTAAATAAGTTGTTCCTGTTGTAACTGTTAAATCTTGGGTAACTGTTAAATTCTGATCAATTAAAACATTATTGCTAGGTATATAAATTTTACCAGTGCCGTTTGCAGATAATGTTAAATCATCATTGCCAACTGTTGTGCTAATAGTATTATTATCAATTACTAAATTATCAACTTCTAATCTGCTTAAGAACGCATTATTCCAGCGTAATGGTGTTACACCGCCAACACCTAGATCGTATGTTTCAGTAGTTGCCGGAACTAGATTACTAGTAATTCCCGCTACAAAGCTAACAGTATCAGTTGACGCATCACCAATAGTGATATTGCCGCCAATATTTACATCACCAGTAACATCTAAGTCACCAGTAATGTATGTATTATTTTGTAAATTAATTGCATTACTTGCAGCAGTAACAATAACATCACCAGTTAAACTATCGATGTTATTATCATAAATTCTAATATTGCCAGTAGTAAGGTCAGTCGGAGTAATAGTAGTTGTATTAACACCGTCAGTGAATGTAACGCCAGTTGCGCTAGTAACTGCTAAATTTTGACTGTCAAATAATACTTCACCTGTCTTTTGATTAACATAAAAGTTATTACCAACTTGGAAGTTACCTTCGTTATCAACAGAAGTTCTATAAATTCTAGCACCGTTTAGCTCTACAACTTCTTGTGCGGCAATTCTATCATTTGGATCGTTAGTTAATACTTTTCCTGATCCAACATAGGCAAAGTTTTGGGAAACTAGGTAGGCAATAACGCCAACACCGTCGCCGTAAGCTCCGTAGTCTCCGTAAACGTTAGCAGACCCAATTGAACGAATTTCAGCACCAAAGTCTGAATAGTCGGCAAAATTAATAATTGTTGCGGTTCCACCTGCACTGGTTCTTAAGTCTTGTAAAGTAATACCGTCATCTAATATTGTTGTTGAATTATTATTCCCGTTAAAATGTAATAACAAGACAGTTGACAAGTCGCCAGTTAGTGCGCTAGTTGGTGCTACAAAGTTTGCAGTATAACGAGGAACTCCTTTGCTAACCCTCACGTCGTCAATGTATCCAGTAAAGGCATAGTTGCCGTTTGGATCAGCGCCAACTCTAACACCACGTTGACCGTAATTATTTGAATCGGTATAAGTTGAACCGGTTTGAGTTCCGTCAATAAACGCCTTAGTCTGTCCGGAGCTTCTTGCTAGTGCAATGTGTGTCCACGTATTTTGCGGTATAGATCCAACCGGTCCTACTCTATAATTTCCGTTATAGAAGAAGTATAGTGCGTTTGCATCTGATATACCTAAAATTATTCCGCCAGTGTCGCCGGTTGTTGTTCTTAAGTCAAACAACGTTCTGTAGGTTCCTGTCGATGTAGGATATACCCACATTTCTAAACAGAAATCATCAGTTCCAAAGTTAAAATCTGGTTGTGTTGCTACTGAAATATAATCACCAGTTCCGTCTAATGCTAAACTAGATGCTCCAAATTTCTTTTGTGCTGTAGATAGTTTAGCATTGCCGCCTACATAAATTGTTGTAGTAGTTCTATCAGTAATTGTTTCAAAGCCTAAACAACGACTTGTTAGGTTAACAAAGTTTCCGTCGATACTGTCAATAACACCAGATGCTAATACTGTTATTCCGTCAGTATCATAATAAGTTAATGTGTTGCCAACTGCCCATGTTCCTGTTCGATTATTAATTCTTAAACGAGTTAGACCTGCTTGTGCAAAACCTTCTGGGCTTGAATATGCATATAATCCCTTACTTGCAAAGTAGGTAAACGAATTTAGCCACTCAACGCGAGCACCGTTTGTGGCAATTAATGTTTCAGCCGCAGGTGTTAAGAATGTAACGCTATGGAATAGCATAGCTGCCTCTCTGCTAGCAGAATCAACTGCGCCACCGTCTACGAGTGCTCCGTGTCCAGCATCTCCTCTTGCATAACCACGAGGATCGTTTGTAGGTTGAACCCAGTGAGCAATACCTGCATATACCGAGTGCTCGTTACCTCCGCGTGTAATGTCATAAATTAATGCATCAACGATATAGCCCATGTCACGCTTGCAAGTTGGAATATCGTATACAAATCCAGGTGTTGGATAGGTTGCAGTTACATATGCTGTAATTTCTTCTTTTAAGAATTCTTTGTTTGCTGTTAAAATTGCAGCAGCATTATGTAGAACTCCTGTAGTAGCCATTGTGCCGTTAGGCGTAATTGTAGGTAAATCAGCTTTTAGTGTTCCGTTATTGATAACATAGATCACATCATCGATTAAACCTTGTAATAAAATACCAGTAGCACCATCTGATGCTGTTAAACTGGTATTGGGATTTAATGGGTTTGCAGGAGTTTTAGTAATCGACCCGTTGACTACTAACTCATCAATAATACTTTTAATGCGGTTTAAGCCTGCAATAGTTTCAGTCTTTTGACTAGCAATGGCTAAAACACTAGCTGTTCCAAACGTGATTACTGTAACGTTGCGGACATAAGGGCTACGAGATTGTGTTAATGTTCCCCAACTAAAGCGGAATGCGTGTCCGGTTCCTTGATTATTGATTGGGAATTCTGGACTAGTTCCTAGTGGATCGTGATGGAATCCAGTAATAGTAACGTCCTCAACAGTGGCTTCACCATTCATGTGGAACGCATCGTTAAACATGGTTGCAGCAGTTGGCTTAATTAATACTGAACGCAAGCTAGCGCCGTGGATTGTTACGCCTGCAGGAACTTCAACTGGGAATATTTCTTCAAATTCACCGGGATAGATAAAGATTGTAGTGCCGGCAGTTGCTACACTACAAGCGTGTCCAATAGTTCTAAACGGATCGTGTTCGTGTGTTCCTGAATTATTATCGTTACCGGTAGTTGCAACATAGATAGTATTGCCCTGTGGCAATGTTAAGTTAACACCGTCAACAGTTATGTCTCCGGTTGTAACTGAGTTAGTGTTAATATTATCAACCCAGATATCTTTCCATTTTTTATCAACTGTTCCTAAGCTGTAAGTATTTGTAACATCTGGTATTAAGTTGCTGATAATATCAGCATTAAATGCAATAGCATCTGTGTTAGCATCTCCAATGGTGATATCGCCGTCTGCTGTAATGTTTCCAGTTGCATGGATGTCACCGTTGACTTGCACGTTAGCATAAATGTTAACGTTTCCTGTTCCGCTAGTGTTAAAGTTAATGTCAGTTAGCGATTCAATAATATTGCTGCTAGCAATTAAATCACCAACTTGCAGCTTGTTCTGATAAACCACTGGATTAGTTCCAGTTGGTTCAAGGCTGATTACGGAATTTGTGCTGGAGATAGTGTTACCAGTGATAGTAAATTTATTACCACCTGTTCCGACATCAGCTTGTGTATCTACTTTTAAGTTAGTAGTTCGGGTAGTCCCGTTAACTTGTAATTCGTCAGTAGGAGTCGATGTCTTAATACCGATTCGGCCATTATTAACATCAAGGTAAAGAAGGTTCGTCTCAAAGGCTAAATCAACTCCGTCACGAAGCAGATTTGCTTTTAAGAGCGGACCCGAAATTCGTCCAACAGCCATTATCGCTCCTTTTGACCCGGTGTTTCACCGTTAACCGAATTTTCAGCTTGCGCTCTATGCTGGTTTACCACAGGTTAATATCGTAAGATTTTGGACAAACCTTACAGTAATAGTATTTAGTGGTTTTTGGTTTTTAGCCTAGGACAAGGCTCCATAAGTCCATGATTTCGAGGACCTCGGATAGGGGAGCAGCACCTAATGTTCCCACGGCGGGAATCCAAATAGTGCCATTGAATACTTCCATATAACCTAGCTGTGTGTTATGTCTAACTTCACCTAGTTCTGGGTTTAAATTTCTATCAGCATTAACTCCTGAAGGGATTACAATACCAGCAGTTCCACTAAATTTAATGTATCCAGTTCCTGTGCTAGCTAGTGTTAATGCGCCATTGGTGGCGTTTATGATGCTATTATCACTAAACGGTAAATTGTTAAGGTTAACCGTTCCTGTGCCGTTAGGTGCAAATACTAAATCATCGTTTGCAACACGATTACTTACTGTATTTGAGTTTAATCTAATATTGTCAACAAACACATTATCTATAGACAATGCACTAGTGCTAATTGTAGCCTTAACTGTTCCGTTAATTCCAAATCGTAAGATATTATCGTTAGCGCCAGGAGTTAGTTCTGCGGTAATATACGACCCCTTATTAGTGTCGTAAAGGCCTATGAAACTTACCATACCGCCCGAGGTTAATCCCTCATAAAAGTTATTAGTGCTATTTTGACGAATTTCGCCCGGTGCAGTTAGCGTTCTAGTAGTGTTGTTTCCGTATGGAATTGTTAATGCATTAGTTTTGTCAACAACTACACTACCCGTTCCGTTTGGGGAAAACAATATGCTTTTTTGAGTGTTAGTTGTTGGACTTGTCCATACGTTGCTAATTATAGAATCAACAAATTTTAATCTCTGATCTAGTTTTACACCGCCTGTTCCGTTAGCTGTAAAGTTGATATCAGTATCAGTATCAGTAACCTGGATTACATTGTTATTAATTTTTAAATTAGTAGCTGATAGATAATTGTGTCCAGTAATGTTGATTACCTGAACGTTGCCAATTTGTCCTATATTGCCGGTTTGATCAATGTCACCTGTTAAATTTGTAACTCCAACAATCTCAACATCTTTTAAGCTAGAACTACCATTAACTGTTGTATTGTTGACAACTGTTAAATCGTTTGTAACTTCAACATCAGTTGTAGTAACATGAATTTTACCGGTTCCGGCTGCGTTAAACTGTAAATCAGTATCAGTTGTAAGTGTTGTTATTTCATTATTTGATATTTGAATAATATCATCAATGTTTACTAACTTTAAGAACGCAGTTCTCCAATGTTTTAAACTAGTTCCTAGCGTGTAAGTATTGTTAACGTCTGGTTCAATTGTTTGCGTTAATCGCGGAACAACGTTAACTGTATCAAGCGGATTATTACCTAAGAATACATTGCCCTTAACTGTTACATCTCCAGTAACATCTAATGAACCGGTAACGGTTACATTAGTGTTTAAAGTAGTTGTGCCGCTTGCTGCATAAAAATTTACAGGACCTACAGTTGAATCAATGTTATTATCATGAATTCTAATATAGTTAATCAGCACTTCTGCTGCGTTAATAGTTACGCCTGCGCCAGCGCCTTCAAATACAATACTACCGCCAGCAGTAAAATCAATAGCTTGTGCATTAAATCTAATAGCACCTGTTTCTTGATTTACATAAAAGATATCGCCTACACGATAATCTCCTTTATGGTCCATACTGTCGTAGTATAAAACACCAGAATTAATTTCTACAATTTCGTTAGCTTGAACTACTAGTCCGTAGTCGTTGTTACTGTCTTTGCCTGTGCCAATGTATCCAAAGTTATGACCAATTAGGTAACCTAATGTATTTGCACCGTCGGCTACTGCACCGTAGTTACCATAGACGTTTGCAGATCCGATACTGCGAATTTCAGCACCAAACTTAACTCCAAGCCCGGCAAATCCTAGTGCGCCTTGGAGTAAGTAGATACCTCGATTTGCAAAGTAAGTAAACGAGTTTAACCATTCAATTCTAACACCGTTAGTAGCAGTAATACCGTTAGCATTAGGACAGATAAATGTAACTGCATGGAATAACATTGCAGGATCTCTGCATAGCGGATCGCAAACTGCGCCATCAGCTAGTGCTCCATAGCCTGCATCAGCTTGATCAAATCCCCTAGGATCGCTTGGCGTAGTTACGCTACCTTTAGTAATAACAGTTACATATTGCATATACGGACTACGACTTGTAGTTTTCATACCGTTAGCAAATCTAAAAGCATATCCTGTATTGTTTGTAGCGTTATAATAAAAATCAGTAACTGTTAAAAACGAAACAGTAGTTTCGCCGTTTAATAAGAATGCATCTTTATCGTTAGTTCCACTAGTAGGTTTAACAATAACTGATCGCAAACCCATTCCGCGAACGTGAACTCCTTGCGGGACTGTTAATGGAAATTCTTCTTCATATGTTCCTGGAAAAATAATAATTTCATCGCCGGGAACACAAACACTTAATGCATGTTTAATTGTTCTAAAAGTATTATGAAGATGATTGCCACGATAAGTGTCATCTCCGTTAACAGACACATAATAAATTTGCCCCTGTGTGAGCAACATATCTATGCCGTTTGGGACAAGAGATGACGTAGTTAAACTAGTGCCGTTGAATAATTCAGAATTTAAATCTTTCCACTGTTTATCAATAGTGCCTAGATTATATAATCCACTTTCATTGGGGTTAATGTCACTTGCAATATCTGCATTAAAGTCTACAGAGTCAGAGTCATTTGATCCAAAGATAATATCACCGTTGGCCGTAATGCTACCAGTTGCATGTAGATTACCGTTTACTTCAAATCGATTTGTGTTAAAATTAACAAAGTCAGATAGTGAATATGCCTTGATGTCAATATCGCTATCTTCAACAGTATTTGTAATATCAGTGTTATCAAAACGTAAGTTAGTGATGCCATTTGCACCAACTTCAACACGTTCTGTTGATATTGTTCCGTTAAGACCGTTAGCTGCAATGTAAATTGCTCCGCCAAGTCTATTTTGAATCTTATTAAGTTGAAGGGTAAGATCAGCAATGTCTGCTTTATCGTCAACTTTTAAGTTAGTAGTGCGGGCTGTGCCGCTAATTTCTAGCTTTTCAGAAGGACTAGCAGTCTTAATACCTACTTGTAGGTTATTGACATCTAGGTAGATTAAATCGTCTTCAAATGCTAAATCAGTGCCGTTGCGCAGCAGATTTGCTGATAGTAACGGACCACTAATTCTACCTAATTCTAATCCCATAATTTCGCCCTCTTACAGTATTTATAGAGGCGATGATTATTTGTCGAAGCCGTGTAAAACTGTAATGTAAAGTGGTTGTCCTAAATCGCCAGATGCAGGGACTGCTGCATTAAACTTAACATACCAGCCAGATGTATATCCTGCGGTTACTGTAACTGATGCACCTTCTGATTCAGTTACTAATGCTTCTGCAACTTCAATATATGATGCTGCAACACTTACAATAGTGTAGGTGCCGTTGTTGCTTGTGGAACCCGTTACTGTAATTGTTTGATCTGCATGGAAACTTTGTGTAACAAAGTTAATAACGCTTGTATTGCTACTTGTAATTCTCTTGGTAACACTATCAAATGATAAGATAGTTCCTATAGCAACGCAAGGATTTTGAATAAGAACAAAGTTAGTATTTGGAATTTGCGGAACTGTGTCAATGTATACTAACAAGTTTTGCGGGCCATAACTTGATCCGCTTTCTGTTGTAGTAGGAGGCGCAGGGTTTAACGGACCAAAGTGTCTAGTAACATCATCACCGGGGCCCAATGTTTGTTGAGTAATTGCCGTAGACTCTTTAAATCTAAAACTTCTCCAGCTACTACTTTGATAAACTTCAACTTGTTCTGTTGTCGTATTGTAACGCATCATGCCGTTAACAGGACTTACTGGACGTTCGGCAGTAGTGCCACGTGGCATTAGCATGTTGTTAGAAGTGTCCATAACGATACTGTCGGTCATGTCAATTTTAACTCTTGAGTCTGACGGACTTCTACGATTAAGAACGTGTTGGCGTAGGTATCTCATTATACTGGTAGTGTGCTAATAGTAATTGCTAAATTTGTGGGAACAGGACAATACGCTACAATGCTGTCACCGTCTTCTAATACAATTTTTTCTTGATCAAAACTAACTGTTTCACCAGCAGGAACAGGAAGTGCGTTAACAATTAAATTAACATCACCCCTGGCTTGACCAGATTTTACTGCCCACAAAGACAAGTAAGTTAATCCAGTTGCAGGACTAGATGGATTATATATTGCTGTGTTACAAACTATAATAGTTGTAATAGCATTGTTTCCAGAACTAGTGTATGCAACAGTTGCATCTGGATCATCGTTAATTAATGCGCTTGTTAGTGCCATGTTATTTTCCTTAGAACAGCATACTCCACAACAGAGCTCTGTTTTTTGATATCAATTCGTCCGAGCTTGATAGACTTGTAAAATATATACCAGTTTTCCCCGTATGAACGTTTAAAGCAGTATTATCAGAATCAAGTGTATATAGCTTTGTAGTATTAGTTATCGCAGTTGGGCCGGTGGTATCATTTAATTGTATTGGTCCGTCTATTTCAACACTTTTTGTGGGCGACGGAACTAATTTTAAATTATCCCCTGCTACTTGGGTGCTGATAACGTTGTTATGAATTAAAATTTTACCAGCAATATCAACGTCTACGTTAAAATTAAATGTAGATCCTGTTAATGTAGACTTAACAACGTTGTCAAATTTAAACTTAATGTTGCTAGTTCCGCCATATAATGTATCATCATATGCCTGGATACCTGTATCTGAGCTGTATAGTCTATCAACAATAGCAACACCTGACGGATATCCGCTAGCATTTACATATCTAGTTACCCAACCTCTAGTAACTAATACATCAGGATCACTTCCATTTTGAACTTGATCGTGATAGTTTTGTGTCCCAGTTACTGTAACAATACCAGTTCCCGAGTTAATAAGACCTAAGTTAGCACCACCAGTGGAAATACTGTTTGTTTTAATTCCTCGCATTAAACCGTTAGATAATTTAAACGAGAAAGTTCCAAATGTAGTAGTCCCAAGAGTTGGGTTGTAATGATTTATAGTCTCATCGAATACAAAGATTGCATCTAATGCAGATCCTCGATCTATTTGAATACCGGAAGTTTGTAGGGTAATTCCTGCACCAGTTTCTCCGTTATTCAAATAGATAATGTTATCTTTAATTGTAAGTGTTTCGCTTTCAATAGTTGAAGTATTGCCAAGAACAGTTAAGTCGCCGGTGATTCTAACAACACCAGTTTGATCGCCCGTATCAAGCGTGATCACACCCCCGGACTGAACCGAGACTTTATAATTATTTTCACTGACTTTAACTATTCTTGACATGTTATTACCTTAGTAATTACTGATTAGCAATTTGCACAATGCTTCCGCTTGCTGCTGAGAACGACCAACGAGCAGTGGCGCCAGTAGCAAACAATGATCCACCGCCGCCTGAACGCTGAGTTAGTGTTGCTCTATGTCCAGTTAGCTTAGTAACAAAGTATGTTTCGCCTTCTGAGTCAGTAGCAATGATACTCATTTCATTTGCACCTAGCGCATCGGATGCAACTAGTTTGCAAACTGCCGTGCCGTCACTAGTTTGAACTTTGTAACGTCTTGTGCTAACTTGCTTGATAATGTCACCAGTTGTAACTTCACTACCTGCACCAACTTGTGCTTCGCACTTGATACTGTTTTGACGAGCTGAGTTTCCAGATGTTAAAACTGCGGTTGCAGTTCCTGTAGTTTCCGCGCCACCGTCGCTGTCAGCAATAGTAACTGTAGGAGCTGACAAGTAACCAGAACCTGGATTTGTGATTACTACGGCTGTAACTGCACCTGCTACGATTGTAGCTGTTCCAGTTGCTCTTACACCGCCTACTAGGTCTGGATCACCAAACACTACTGTTGTAGTAGCATCGGCAAAGTTTGCCCATGAACCACCAATTGTAACGCTAGCAACTGATTCACCGCCTACGTTCGCTGTGCCAAACTTTGCATAGTTAGTGTTGGCAAAATATTTTTTATTTAATGGGCGTCCCATGATATTATTCCTTTATATATTTGTTAATTACGGATTGTATCCGCCAGTGGCTGTGTTGTAAGCCCACGTTAAATCTTCACCGTTGAATTTAGTGCCGTCTGCACCTTGTGCATAAACTTGCGCCTTACATCCACCAGTATGCTCACTGAACCAGATACGAACTGGATACCATTGTCCTGCTGTTAGTGTTACTGAGTTAGCACCGTATACACCTGCTGTTCCAGCATTACTTGGCATAGACTTGTTATTGCTACCTAACAAACGTGTTCCGTTTGCTGGTGTTGCTGTTGCGTCTGTGCCAATCCACATAGCAATGTGATCGTCAGATTCTGCGTAAAAGTTATAGTTTTGTGTTGTTGGAACTTGAACATACCCTTTCCACTCAACTGAGAATAAACTTTCTCCCAAACCTTCGCCGTCTGTTTGTTGTCCCCAACTTACATAGTCATCAGCAATTTCTTTAATGAACGTTGCTGTATCAAAGAAGCTGTAGTTCCAAGTTGCTGGTAATGAGCTTGATGTTGCTGTAAAGTTGCCATCGTATTTCTTACGTAGTAAACCTGCGGCAGAGTTAGATACTGTAGCAACGTTGCCACCTGGATTGTAAGGTGTGCCTTTATTAGCATATGTTACACCAAGAAGCGCAACTGCGGCAGTTTTCCACTCGCCTGATCCAGGAACTGGGTAATCGCCGTTGATGTCATCGCCTTCTAAGTCTACTGAGTTTGCCATAGAACTATTAGTTCCAGCTTCTTCAATCTGCCAGTAGCCGTCGGTTGTGCTAGTGCTAAAACTCCACGGATAACTCTTTACGCCACCGTCATTTACTGTAATACGATGACGAGAAATTTTAGTTGCTTGTTGAACTGTGCCATCATCTTTCTTAAAAGTGATAGACATTTCGCCTGCTTGCAAGTCTGCGCTTGCTTTGTCTTTCAAATAACAAATAGCAGTTACACCGTTTGCGTCCTTACATTTAAAACGCTTTGATCCTGTTTGTTCTACTATGTAACCTTTAACACTAGCAGTTCCGTTATGAAACTGAACTTTAATGTTGTTATTACTATTAGCATTAAACAGTTGTTGTTTGCTTAATGGACGTCCCATTTATTTCTCCTTATGCTGACGTTCTAGGTCTACGCGGTGGGGTTCCGCATAATGGCTTACCCTGTGTAAGCTGACATAGTATTTAGCCAATCAAGAGAAAGGGCTCCGAAGAGCCCTTTATAATTAACAAACCTAAGGTTTGAATTAGCTGAAACGTGCGTTAGCAATAGTTACAGTTCCTAGGTAGTCAGCAGCGTTACCTAGAGAAGATGCGCTGTTTGACAACTCAACATAACCATAACGTGTCATGAATGATACGACTGGTTCGAATGTTGTTGGATCTAGAACAACACCACTACTCATCAATGGAATGTATGGGCAATAGAATGCTGCTGCGTCAGACTCGCTGCCGCCTTTGTAACCGACTAATACTGTGTCGTTTTGTGCATATGTGTTAACATAAATCTTCATTGCGTTGTTCAATGTTCCAACAAACTTAGTGTTTGTAGGAGCTTCGAATGTGCCTTCTGTAGTGCGAGCAAAAGCAGAAGTTGTAGCAGATTGAAGAATTGTCAATGCTGTTGGACTGATAACAGCCCAGTTACCAGCGCCACGACGTGTGCGTTGAGCGATTCTGTTAGCAACACGGTTGATCTGAACAGCTAAAGCAGCGTGTTCGTCACCAACGAATGTAGCTGTTCCAGAAACAGCAGCTTGGTCGTAAGCTTCTTGGTTTTGTGTTCCAGCTAAAGAAACTAGAGAACCGATAATTTCTTGATCGATTTCAGCTGTGATTTCTTGTGCAAGAGCAGCCATGATTTCTGCTTCAACGTCAATACCTTGTTGGGCTTGTGCGTCTTGAGCAGCTTCGAAAGTCCAGCGAGCTGATAACTTACGTGTCTTAGCTTCAACTGTTTGTTTCAAGATTTGGATGCTCATACGCTTACCAGCAGCACCTTCTAGAGAAGCTGTTGATGCAGCAGTAGCAGCAGCACCGTTGTTAGCAGAATAGCCTTCTGCAATCTTGAATGGGCTTAGTGCCTCTTCACCAGCAGTAGCGCCATATGTGCCACTTAGTGTATCGCTGTAGCGAACACGTAGCGTATGGATCTGACCAACTGGTCCAGTCATTGGCTGAACACCAACCAATTCGTTAGCGATGACCGTAGGCATCACACGGCGGATTACTGGAAGAATCACGCGGTTTAAAGTTGCAACGTTACCGGCAGAAGTAGCACCTGTCGAAGCAGTTTCAGCCAAATACTTACGAGTGTTCTCGAGAGTAGAAGCCATTACTGATTTCTTTGTGCCCTGAAGGCCTTCTAATAGGGCCTCTTTAGTTTCTGCCCAACGTCCATTTAGTAGTTCTGACATTTAAATTTCTCCTTAAATTTTTAGTCCAGCAAGGCGACGGATGTCGACAATATTATTATTGTTGTCGCTCTCGCTGCTACGAATGCTGTTGGAAACCTTGTTTCCTGTAATTTCTTTTGCCTCTACAAGTGCCTGTTTCTTCTGCGGAGCTTTACCTTCGATAACCGCTGGTAGATACTTCTCAAAGCTTTCATTGAGCTTAGAGGTTTTCACGCTCTCCATTAATTCACCCATGATCTCGCGTTGTTCCTTATTTAAAGGAGCAAGTAACTCATTCATGATGTCTTTTCTTTCCTGTGCTTCTTTCAAAGCCTGGATTTCTGCTTGTTTACTTTCTATTACTTTTTGTGCAGTAACAACAATGGCTTGCGCCTCTGTCACTTCAGCAGCTTTCTTGTCTATGACTTTGAGTAATTTTGCAGTTTCTGATTTCTCATTCAAGTAGCTAGTTTGGAATTCAGAAGCAAAAGCTTCGAATAACTTGCGACCAAAATCTGCGCGACGGGCGCTTTCAATGTCTTCTTTAAGGGCTGTGATCTCAGAACTTAGGTTCTCAGTTACAACACTTTCAACCATTGCAGCAGCACGTTTTACAAACTTGTCTTTTACTTGACGGATTTGTTCACGACCTTCTCTAACCAAACGAACTTTGGTTTCAGCTAAATCTTGTTTGTCTTTGTGGAACTCAGCAATTTCTTGAGCCAAAGCTTCAATTACGAATTGTTCTAGTTTACCAAACTTACTAGCCATCACTTTCTGATCTTCATGCAATTCAGCAACTTCATTAGACAACTGACGGACTACGAATTCCTTCATAACGCCTGCGTCTTGTGACATCTTCTTTGCATACTTAACTTTCATTTC